TAATGCTATATCTATTGCTGACATTTTCTTTAATACTGAAAAGTCCATATCTTTTGGTGACATACCCATTTGTTGAAAACTAAAATCACCTTCAAGTAACATAGGTCTGCCAGCATTATTAGTGCCAGAGAAACGAGTTTCCATATCTGCTAATATTTGTGCTCTTTGAGTATCACTTAATTGTACTGTTGAACCTGTTTCATCTTTTGGTTTAAATATTACTGCACCACTAGGTCTAGCACCATTTGATAATAATGAAACATTATGTCTGTTTGTTAAATTATGACTATCAATATTGCTCGCAGCAGCAACTAAAGGAGACAAACCTAAATAGTCACTTTTAGGATGAAATAATTTAAAATGTTTTACTGGTGATTCACCTGTTTCTTGATTTACATCATATTGAGATATTGTTTTACCATTTATTGAATAATGATATGCTTCTGGTAAATTTGTTTGTCCTGGAATTATTTTAATTCTATCAGGTCTTAAACAATATAACTCTTTTGGTTCAGAGCCTTCAGCACCAGTACCAATTAAATAACTATTACCAGATAATAATAAAAACGAATATAATGATTCAAATAATTCTACATATCCTTTTGTTGGAGATGGTCTAGCAAGTAAATCTAATAATGGATGGTCATCAACATTTAGTTTACCTCTAAATAATTTTAATCTAACTCCAGCAGCACCTTGTGATATTTCATTAATACATCTAAAAGCAATAGCATTATTTTCATATCCTTCTTTTACTAAATCTTCATAACTATACTTTTGACCAGATACATTTACACTACTAACCATAGCATAATTAGATGAAACTTGTTTTGTTTCAACTTTTTTAGTTTTAAAAATATTTCTTATGTTATCAAATACTCCCATAATTACCTTGCTGTTGCAGGAACATTATTGCTCCCGACTATTGATTGACCAAATGCCATGTAGATGTATGTTGCACCACTTTTATTATTTGCACTTGAAGTGATTCTTTGTTTAAATCCATTTGAAAGTAAATCTAATCTGGCATTAGTATCTTCTGTATCATTTCCATTTGAATGTAAATCATAATTATTTGGATTATAACCTAATCTTTTATTATCCATTATAAGCCAATCTCTAGTCTCATTAGTTTGTTTTACTATAACAAATGCTGGTTTAAATCCTGTATAAACAAATGTTCCATCTGCATTCCCATTGCCAGTATAAGAACCAAACTTGCTATAACCAGTTTTTTCTGCGAAGCAGTATGCAACAAAGTTATTACCACTTCCATTTGTTGCTGCTGCAGTACCTACAGAAAATACTGATGATGTTGGTTCTGTATCATTCCATTGAGAAGTAGTATCTTTTGCAGCATTTGAATTTAATAATATTTCATGAGTTGCAGCTATAGATTTATGATAAACATACCAACCATAAGAACTACTTAAATTTTTTGCAATAATCATACTTGGTTTAACTCCCAAACCATGACCAATAGTAGCAGCACTTCCTGTTCCTGTATAAGACACAATACTAAATCCTGCTGTTGTGTTTACAGATACAGTTGATTGTATGCTACCACTAAAATTAGATGAACCAAATGTTGAGTTAGTATTTGCTTGACCACCCATACCAGAATGTGCAGTACAGTAGTAATATAAAGTTGGTGCACCTGATGCCACTGTAATTCTAGTATATGCTCCTGAACTTCCTGGAGTACCATTTGTTGTCACACCAGTTGTGTATTCACTACCACCACCATGACTACCATTTGATGTTGTTGAAAATCTTAATGGGTGACCAGAGTTAGAACTATCTGATTGGTCAAAAGTATATGTACCACCTTCTTGTAAATCTAATGTAACAGCACTTGTACCAAAGTCATCAAATCTATATTTGTTACCACTATCACTTACTACTTTTACAGTGTAAGTTTGTGATGGTGATGCACCACCTGCTAACCAACCCCAAGAAACATAAGTTACAGAATTACCATTTACTTGACCATCATCTCCAACTTGAAAACCATTAGTTTGTAATGCTTGAATATTATTTGTCCTATCATATTGAGCACCAGTTTCTGCTACTCTTAATTCTTTTCCTGAACCTCTAACAGAATCATAAATAGAATGGTGATCAGAATTACTTCTACCTTTCGACCAAAGCATATCTGGTTGTAGATTTGTGCTTTCATCCCAAGTAATATCTCTATCATCTGTACCATTACCAGTGTAAATTTTATTTCTAAAATAATCAGTAGATTTATCTATTGTACTATATGCCATGCTTCCTCCTATTCATTTAATCCTTTTGTACACAGAGCAGTGAATCCAGCTGGTACATCATATTCAAATATTCCTATTCCACTTGCGTTAGTTCCTGCACTAGATACTGCTGTTGTTCCGAAGTAGCCATTGCCAAAGTTGTAATAAGCTGTTGGTGTGTATGTAGAATAATCATCACAATGGAAAGGTGTTACTGTTCCAGAAAGATTAGAATACATAGCATTAGCTCCAGTTGCAGGATTACCACTTGCAAACCAAGTCCCATTTTCTCCTAACCAAATTTTGTTATTATCCATATCAACAGCAACCATTCCAATATTATTAATATCAATTTGTGAACCATAAGAACCATCATTACTACCATTAAATTTATTACCTTGAGAGCCAGCCCAAACATAAGATTTACTATTTAATTGAATACTTCCATTCCCGATACTATTAATTTGGTCAATATCTGCTACTCCCCAAAAATTTGCTTCTGGGTGTTCTGATATAGCTTTCCATTCCCAATAATATTTTCCAGAACTAAAGGCAAGATTACCTACAACAAAACATTCATTACTTGTACTACCAGAAGAAAATTGAGTTCCACCTGCACCACCTACAGAATTTATAGAACTTTGATTACCTGCACCAAATATATAATTAAAAGTACAAAAAACATTACTTGGACAATCTTCTGTTTTTGTAAGTGTGCCACCACCTAAACTAAAATTATTTGAATTAGCTGATTGGTCTGTAATTGTGTTTCCATCTTTTAAAATTGTAAAACCATTAGTGCCTGGAGTAAAACTAGGACCAGTAAGTATTTTCCATTCTCCAGTTGTTGAATCTGTTGTACCAAATACTGTTGGTGCGTAAGCATAGCCATCTGAAAAATGAAGATGTGACATCGCACCATGAAAAAATTGAGATCCACCTTGTTGTCTTCCAATATCTAAAGTTGAACCTGATACATTCAAATCACTGTTTGCATTTATACCTGGATAATCAGTTGTACTAAATGAACTTTCCTCTGTTCCATTTACATATATTCTGAGTCTGTGTGCTTCAGTTGAGTTTCCACTATCATATACTATTACAATATGATACCAAGCATTAGTGTCTCTAAATACTCTAGTTGTAACTAGGTCTGCATCAAACCCACCACCAAAATAATTATAAACTCTTAATCTATCACTACTATCAAATTTAGCATCAAAACTAGTCGTACTACCATTACTTGTAGCAAAGATACATTGAGCTGCACCTAGTTTTGACCTTTTTATCCAACCAGAAAATGTCCACTTATCTTGGTTTCCATTACTTTGTGACCTTGTTAAGTATGTATTAGCCATTAGTTAAATTGTCCTCCACCTGTTGCAGCTACTGATACTGTTATTGTAAATTGTCTATCAGCAGTTTGTGATTCTTGGTCTGTTACTCTTAAAGTAAAAGTGTAAGTAGTTGAGCCTGTTGGTGTTGGTGCTGTCCCTGTTATTGCACCAGTAGAACTATTTAAAGTTAAATTCATAGTTGCAGCTGGAGTGTTAGCATTACTTGTTAAAATAGATGTCGTTTCACTATAAGCAAGAGTACTATCACCACTAGCAGCAACTGATAAACTAACACTTGCCCCACCAGAAACTGTGCCTAAACTACCTGCTGAAGTTGTCCAAGTAGGTGCATCTGAAACTGTTAATAATGCACTTGAACTTCTTACAGCTAAACCATTTGGATTCTCTACTCTTATAAAATAACTCCCATCAGTAGTCAAAGTAAAAGTTGCTACAATAGTTGTTGCACTAGTAAAACTAACACTATCAGCAAAAGTTATTGAACCTGTTGAATTTATTGCTTGAACTAATGGTACTGATGTAAAATTAGTTCCAGTAATCGTGACTGAAGTTTGTGCGTTTGTTATTGTGCTAGGACTTATACTTGATATTGTAGGTTTTGTTTCTGCTACTCCTGTTAAATTACTACCATCTATTGCAGGTAAAGCACCTGAACCATTTAATTGTACTACATTATTTGCTGATGTTCCTACATCTTGTGTTGCTGCTGTGCCTAAAGCTAATTGTGTTCTTGTAGTTGCAGCATTGTTTAAATCAAAAGAACCAAAACTTAAAATTTCTATAATGTCATTTGCAGCTGCACCACTTGCTAATGTTATTACTGTGTTACTTGTTTTTGTAAAATCAGTTCCTTCAACAAGTTGAATACCATTCATAAAAACTAAAACTGGATTAGTAGAAATATAAAATAAACTATTACCATTAGCATCATTACCACTGAATGCAGTTTGACTACCAGACGCAGTGTATTTGAATCTATTTACAATTCCTGTTTGCTCTGGGGGTGATATTCCTATATAACTTGCCATTATTGTTCAACCCATCCTTTTGTGTTATCACTTTGATGTAAATTTTCATCCCAATAATATAATTTGCCATCATCTGGATATTCAACTGGTGGCTGCCATCTACAAGTCGACTCATTCAATGTCCAACTTGGTTGAGGTTTTGGTGGTATGAAAGCATCTCTACTTGTATCATAATGAAAACCTAAAGATGCATAATTTTTTCTTATATTTCCATTATAAGATGTTTGAATCCATTGAGCATGTGGATCATTATAAAGTTCTCGTAAAAAATTTATTCCTAATTGCTCTTGTTCAACTCCATTTTCATCTAAAATAACATCATTGTTTACAACTTCTACTGTTTCAACAATATTACCAACTCCTAATTTTGCAAAGTGTGCCATTACGATGTATAACTCCCATTACCTGTAAATTTGATTACTTTAGAACTTCCGTCTGTTGTAACTGTCGGAGATCCACTTGTTGTGCCAGAGTATGCTGCTGTTGGTACTCTTATAATTACTACACCACTACCACCTCCAACTCCTCTGTATGGACTAGATGGATTATCTCTACTTCCACCACCTCCACCACCAGTGTTAGCAGTTCCAGTTGTAGGAGATAAAGCAGTACTATGACCTCCATTACCACCTCCACCTTGACCACCAGATGGACCAGATGTGTTTTCAGCACAACCACCTCCACCTCCAGCATAATAGGTAGCAGATCCAGTTATTGAAGATTGTGCACCATCGCCACCATCGCCACTTGTTCCAGATCCAGTAGTGTTGGTAGCATTTTGACCAGCAGCACCTGCACCACCTCCACCTCCACCAGACCAAGTTGAACTAGAAGAACTACCACCAGAATTTCCTTGTCCAGATGTGCCAGAACCACCAGATTTATTTGCGTTTCCACCTCCACCTCCAGATCCTCCAGAAGCACCAGTGGTAGTTCCTCTGTAGCCACCACCACCTCCACCTCCAATTGAGGTAACAGATAATCCAGTTCCTGAAATAGATGAGTTAGAACCATTCGATCCTTCTCTACCTTCACTACCTTGTGATTGACCAGAGCCAGCACCACCTACTGTAACAGTGTAAACATTCCCTGATGATGGATAAGTAATAGAGCCTGTAAGCATACCACCTGCTCCACCTCCACCACCAACTTGACCTCCACCTCCACCTCCACCTGCGACTACTAAATATTCAAGTAGCACAGGTGCTTGGACTGTAATTGTGTATTCTCTTGTAGCAGTCTCAGAGCCATCTGTAGCTGTTACTGTAAATGTTGATGTTGTATTAGTTGAAACTGCATTTGCTGTACCAGAAAAAGTACCATTCGAAGCTAGTGTTAATCCTCCAGGAATAGAACCACTTGTAACTGAAAGTGTTGCTGTACTATCACTATCTGAAAAAGAAATATTAGTTAAATTTGATGCTGATCTATCTGTATCTGATAATGTTCCTAAAGACCCTGCATTAGTAGAAAATACTGGTGTAGCATTTACAGTTAATGAATCTGCAAGAGTAGCAGATAAACCAGAAGAATTTAAAACTTTTATATCATATGCTTCATTAGCATTTGTTATGCCAGAAGTAGGTGTCGTAATCGTAATTTGTGTAACACTATTTCTGGTCGTAGAAGCTGGATTAATTTCAGTTCCATCATCACCTATAATTTTAACTGTTGGACTGGTAGAAAAATTATCTCCAGTTATAACGATTGTTTGATTAGAACTTAATTGACTTTCGCCTAAACTTGTTGGAGAAATACTCGAAATAGTTGGTGGACTATCAATGGCTTTAAAAGTAGAACCATCATAATATTCAGCTAATCCTATGGTAGTATTAAATCTAATTTGACCTTGAGTAGAACCTCTTTGTGCTGTAGTACCAACAGCAACTTTTGTTCCTTCTGTTCCTGTATCATTTATATTTTCAAAAGATACATTAACATCTGTGCTAGCAATTTTACCATTACTAACTGCACCTGCTATATCTGCTATGTCTCTTGCTTTACTCATTATGATTCATCCCATTGTTGATTTTCTTCATTCCATGAATATTTTTTACCATCGTTTGGATATTCTGTTGGTGGTTCCCATTGACAAGTTGTTTCATTCAATGTCCAACTGTTAAAAGGTTTTGGTGGAATAAAAGCATCTCTTGTTTGGTCATATTTAAAACCTATACCAGCATAGTTTTTTCTAAAAGGTGTACCACTTAATCTATGTTCTCCACCTGTTGTATTGTAAGAAGTTTGTTTCCAAACATTGTTTGTCCCATGAAGATTATTTAAAAAATCTACACCAGCTTGTTCAGTTGTTGCAATATCATTTGAAACAACGTGAACTGATAAAACAATATTTCCTACTCCTAATTTTGCAAAATGTGCCATTATGCTGTGTAACTCCCATCTCCATTAAATATTAATACTTTATCTGAACCAACTGTAGAAACACTTGGCGAACCTGTTGTTGTACCTGTATAATTTGTTGTTGCCATTCTTAAAATAACAACACCACTACCACCAGTACCACCTGTAGAATTATCATCTGTTGAACCTGCACCACCACCTGTGTTAGCAGTACCTGAACCACCTGTGCCAGAGTTTGTTCCAGAACCTCCGCCACCAGAACCACCAGAACCAGCAGAATTTCCACCTCCACCTCCACCACCAGCTCTTGTTACAGATGAGCCTGTGATTGATGAGGATAAACCATTACCACCATTACCTGCAGAATTAGATCCTGAAGCATTTGCTCCTACAGCACCAGCACCTCCGCCTCCTCCTCCAGCAGAAGCTTGTGCAGTTCCACCATCAGAACCTTGACCAGATGTTCCACTTCCATTATTAGAATTAGCTCCATTAGCACCACCAGCACCACCACCAGAGCCTCCATCTCCACCATTATAACTAGAACTAGAGCTCAATGTACCAGCTCCACCTAAAGAAGTTATACTTACACCTGTTCCAGAAATAGAACTGTTTGAACCTGAACCAGCTGTAGCATTCCCATCAGCAGATGGAGAACCACCTCCACCAACTGTAATTGTATAAGTTGCACCTTGAGTAAAACTTGCGGAACTTTCTGAAGTTGAGTTGCCACCAGAAGTTTCTGAGTTATAAGAATTTCTATAACCTCCAGCACCACCTCCACCACCTCCATATGCAGAACCTCCGAAAGTTGAAATACCTCCAGCACCTCCAGCAATAACTAAAAAATCTACTGAATAAGGTTGTAGAGTTACATCAGCTACATCATCATCTGAAGTTGGAATCCATCCTTGTGTTGCACCAGAATAAACTATTTTAATTGATTGACCATTTGTACTATAAATAGGTTTTGGAGATGTATTGCCTTGAAATTTATTTGAACCTTGATCTAATGTTAAATTAGCTGTTGCAAAATTCCTTCTTGAATCTACAAATTCTATAGTATCTCCAACAGATGGAGAGGTTGGTAAATCAATTTCAAAAGCACCACCAGTTGTATTTACAAAATAACCTTCCCCAGCACTTGCTGTAAAGTTAGCAGTTTTTTCTGCTGATTGCCAAGATGTACCTGTTTCAATTGTTGCAGATCCACCTAAAGCAACAGATGAACCATTTATATTAATTGCTGAATTTGCTAAATGAACATTATCCACTGAACCATCACTATAATGTTCTGAATTTATAGCATTATCTGCAATTTTAGCATTTGTCACTGCATCTGCATTAATCTTTGCAGTTGTTACTTCATTATCATCTAACTCTTTAGTCGTAGATGGACTACGACCTATATAACTTGCCATTACGATATCTCCATAATTGATAAAGTGACATCTGCACTATTTGCTATATCTGATTTCACTTTAAGAATATCGCTTGCCTCCATAACATACTTATTACCTGTCATTAACTCTAGTGAACTTTTTGCTGGCACTGATGCTAGTTTTGCAACATTAACATTATCACCATCATTGTTTTCTAAAAAAACAGTTACTTCAATAGACTGTGTTGTTATATTAGCGATAGTTAATCCAAGTACGATTGTTGATGTTGATGAAGGAACAGTGTAAACAGTCATAAATGTATCTGCATTTACTGAAGAACCATCTTTTGTTTTTAACTTAAATGTATTTGCCATATTATCCTAAAGCGATAGCCAAAGCAGTCGCATCCTCACTAATTTGTGCTTCAGCAATAGTTTTAACTGTCCCATCAGTATGTTTAGTAAATAATTTTCCATCTGCTGTATTTACAGCTAACTCTCCTGCTGATAAATCTGATGCTGATGGTGCATTACCTGCTGAACTATTTTTTTTAAG